AGTGTGTGTTTACAGAGCAGTTCCGAAAAGGACAGAAGATCTATACCAGATTAGAAGTCCATACGCTGCAGGGAGAACAGATCCGGATCACAAACAGGGCCTTTGTTGCAACCAATGACTACAGTCTTGGAAGCGAGATCAGTGTAAATTCAATGGATAGGTGGTCTGAATTAATGCCGGAAGCAGTGCTGGAGGGTGCTGATCGGCTTCTGTTTGGGTATTTCAAAGTGCCTCTTGCAAATGCGAATGATACGGGAAGTCCGTTGGGTGTATCTGTATACTCTAGAGCGGTAGAGCTGATCAAAGAGGGGGACAGGCGCTATTCCAATATCTGCTGGGAGTATGAAGGAACACAGCTGGCGGTGCATGTGGCAACTTCAATGCTTAAGTATAACCATGACCTGGATAAGTTTGAGTACCCAGGCGGCCAGGACAGGTTATACCGTAACGTGGAGTATAACACCGGTGCATCAGACAAGCCTTTTATAGACACATTTTCTCCGGAGATCCGGGATACAGCATTATTCAATGGATTTAATAATCAGTTGAAGTTGATAGAGTTTGCCTGCTGTCTGGCTTATGGAACGCTTTCGGATCCTCAGAATGTGGATAAGACAGCAACGGAGATCAAGACCAGCAAGCAGCGCTCCTATACCTTTGTGTCAGATACACAGCTTGCTTTACAGACTGCTCTGGAAGATTTGGTATATGCCATGAATTTCTGGGCTTCCTTGTACGGTCTGGTACCGCCGGGGAATGACTATCAGGTTTCCTTTGACTGGGATGACAGCATTGTAGTGGATGCAGAGGCAGACCGTCAGACGGATCGTGCGGATGTTGCCATGGGTGTAATGAGCTTGGCAGAGTACAGAAGCAAGTGGTATGGGGAGACACTGGAAGAGGCCCAGAAGAACCTTCCTGAACCAGCAAACGTAGAGGAGTGATCTGATTGACGCCGGAAGAACTTGAAAAGTTGCCGAAGCCATTAGAACGTACCATGACAGCATTGGAAATGGATATCATGTTAGAGGTCGTAAACCGGATCCGGGAATGCTCCCAGATCACGCCGGTGACAGATTGGCTGCTTAATCGTATGACTGCCATAGGCATGAGTAAGAAGCGGATCAAAGAGATCCTGCGGGAAGGTGTAAAAACTGCAGGGATCGATATTGATGAGATCTATGAAACTGCAGCAAGATCTGATTATGTGAGAAATAGTGAGATCTACAAAGCTGCAGGCATGGATGCGATCCCGTATGAGGATAATGACTGGCTAAAACAGGTGGTGCAGGCAGTAAAGGATCAGACAACGGATAGTCTTAGACCCATGGAGAATATCACAAAGACAACCGGTTTTAATGTGCCAATGGGAAACGGGAAAAAAGTATTTACTCCTATGTCTGAGTATCTGGAACGCAGCTTAGATGAAGCCGTGATGAAGATCACTACTGGCGCTAAGACATACAGCCAGGCAATCGGTGATGTGATCGATGAAATGACATCCAGTGGCGTTCGGGTGGTTGATTATGCATCAGGAAGGTCGGACCGTATTGAGGTGGCGGTCAGGAGAGCCGTTATGACCGGCATTGCACAGATGACCGATAAGGTGAATGAGCATAATGCAAAGGAGCTGGGAACGGACTACTGGGAAGTTGAATGGCATTTAGGAGCCCGTAACACGGGAACTGGATACATGAACCACCAAAGCTGGCAGGGCAAAGTATATAGCTCTGCTGAAATGCGTACTGTCTGTGGTTTGGGAGAGATGCTGGGATTTGCTGGGATCAACTGCTACCACATCCGTTTTCCTTTTATTCCTGGTATTTCAAAACGTAAATACACAGATGAGTGGCTTGTGGAGCAGAACAGGAAAGAGAATGAAAAGAAGTCCTTTCATGGTAAAGAGTATGATACATATGCGGCGCTGCAGTATCAGCGGAAGCTGGAACGCACGATCCGGAAGCAGAAACAGGATATTAAGCTCCTGGAAAAGGCCAGAGCTGATAAAGATGACCTGACTGCTGCCAGATGCAGGAAGCGATTAACAGAAAAGACCTATGTGGAATTTTCAAAGGCTATGGGCCTGCGGCAGCAGAGGGAGCGGTTGAAAGTTGGTGAGGCTAATCCGACCAAGGAAGAACTGGAAGCTATTGAAAAACGGAAGAGAATTGCTATAATAAAATCAGAGTTAAAGGAATTGGGTTTCCGGGGAAAGATTAATCTTGAACTGAGCAAAGTGGATTTTGAAAAACTCAGCTTTGACAGCGAACACATTAACGATGAACGGCAGCATGAAGTAACTTTTGACGAAGCAAAAGATTTTATCCGCCGGGCATCATTTTCAGAGACCGTCTGGAAGGGGCAGTTCGAGCGGTATTACAGTGAAGATGGAGCTGCATACGTAAGAACATCGGATGCATTTATCCGTACTGCATTTAAGCGGGAAGAGTATTCTGACAACATTTTGAAAGCATTGGAGATAGTGAGACATGGAAGATGATAGATTTGTAAAATGTCCTCTTGTGGATGAAATGATTGAGAATATTGATTGTATTGAGAATGTGGATGCAGTTGACGGTGTGTTAAAGATGGACAAAGTACCTGAGCGATTTAAGAAAAAAGCTGATTGGAAAGGAATTTGCAAAAATTGTAAATGGCATAGTTATTAAAGGCTTTATCCAGATGACTGTTTGAGGTGGTAAAATACGTTGCAACCACGCACCCTATGGGTCAAAAGAGATGCAGGAGAGGTGACGCCTGCCAGATAGTTATCTGGATTAGCATATATAAAAATTACGAATACCACCAGTCAGCAGGCCGGTGGTATTTTTGTGCCCATTTTTAAGAAAGAGAGGATAAGAAGATGAAAAAGAAAATTTTAGCATTTGGAGTGGCATTATCTGTGATGTTTGGAATGACAGGGTGTTCAACAGCGCACACAGTAAACCATAATTTATCAAAAGATGCGAATGAATTTAATATTTATCGCAGAATTACAGTTACCAATGCAAGAACGGATAAGGTTATGCTCCAGGCTGAAGGTTATATGGCTCTTAGCAATAATAGTTCAAATGAACTGATAGTGACCATTAAAACAGGTGATGACCAGTATTATAAGGATTATATTTACCTGAATGACTGGACCTGCTATGTAATGGAGCAGACAGAGCCGAAAGGAACAGACAAGTATCATTATGAATTGGTATTTTATCCTGAAAGGTTAATTCCGGAAATTGAAGTTAAATAAATCTATAAATTGCGACGTCGCAAATGAAAGAAGGTGATCTTACGGGACTTATATCATGGATCTGGCAGAGTTTTTTCAAGAAGAAGGAATGCTGTCACCACTATCGTAAGCACTGGAGCCGGGCTTCCGGTCCTTATGGCGGTTATGTAAGACGGTGTACTAAATGTAATAAGATCGAGCAGTAAGCACGCAGAGATGCGTGTTATTTTTATGTAAAAAATTGTCCGGAATGACGTAAAACTACCAACACAAGGGAAGCGACCCCGTAAAAAGCGTAGTGGGAAAGGAAGAAAATGAAGAGAAAATTTTTAGAGGACATAGGCCTGTCAAAGGAACAGGTGGACAACATTATGGCTGAGAATGGCAAGGATATTGAAGCCATAAAGTCAGAAAGAGACAACTACAAAACTCAGTTAGATACAGCCCAGACAACTCTTAAAAGTTTTGAAGGTGTCAACGTTCAGGACCTGCAGGGAAAAGTCACCAAGCTGACCGCAGATCTGGCAGCCAAGGATGCTGAGTACCAGAAGCAGATTGCGGATCGTGACTTTAATGACCTTTTAAAGACTACTGCAGAAGGGTATAAGCCCCGTGATCTGAAGGCTGTCATGCCATTTTTGGATGTAGAGAAGCTGAAAGCCAGCAAGAACCAGGAAGTGGATATTAAAACTGCTCTGGAGGCAGTCAAGAAAGACAATGCCTATTTGTTTCAGGACATACAGATACCCAAAGTGGTTTCTTATACTCCTGGATCGGGCGGTAAAGGAACTGAGGACACAAAGACAAGGGCAAATGAAGCCTTAAGAAGTATTTTTGGAAGAGAATAAGGAGGTAAT